GCCGACAAGGACAAGGCTTTAATTCTGGGAAAGTCATCGAGCTCTACAAATACCAAAAAACGTATGCGTCGAAAACGCCGCACGAAATCGAACAAATCAAGTTCTTAGGTGGCCGTATTCCGGATCCGCCAGAATATTCTTATGCGGCTGAATCCATTCTTTCGGCATTCAGCACTATTTGCAGATCCAGACGATATGAGCAGGGTATCCCGTTATCTTTAGATCAGCAGGCAATCAATGTCTATGCTGAGCATAATGATTTACCTGTGGCTGCTCATATTTTTAATGACTGTATTTTTGCTTTGGATAATTTGTTTTTGGAGGAGTGCCATAAGAAGGCGACGCAACGAGCGACGAAGACTTAAATGCTGACGTGCGATACTTAACTGTGAACAAGCGACGGGATGTAACGCGATTGATGTAACATAATACGGTCAAGTGGTTGACATTGACTAGGCGATTCTGTATTGACAGGAATGTCATTATCAAATATTCTATCAATGTAGTCGCAGCGCGGTATAAATACACCACGCCTAGATTGAGGTACGATAAACACTGCGATAATCGTAAACGTATTGTAAATACGTTGCCTCTAGGTGCCGCACCGAATTCTAGCCTCTAAGTTTCTTAGGGGCTTTTTAATGCTTGATAATAAAATATGCGAACATTTATATACTTGGATGAAAGTGGTGATTTAGGTTGGAATATGGAAAAGCCTTATCAAAAGGGTGGTTCCAGTCGAATGCTTACGTTAGCAGCAATCTGTTTGCCTGAGAATAAGGTTAAGTATGTTCAGCGTATTGTAAGAGCATTATATGAAAAAAGAAAAAGACCTTTAAAAAATGAATTAAAATCAGTTGATTTGAATCTAAAAGATAAAGAAATATTCGTCAAATTGACTGCGAAACTTATCAAAGACCATCCAGATATACAACTTCGCTCAATTACAGCAAATAAAGAATTTGTTAATGCAAGATTCAAGAACGACCCAAATGCTTTCTATAATTATATGGTGAAACTTTTACTTCTTGGGACTATCTGCAAGCATAAATATGTAGATTTTATGCCTGACAGAAGAAGTGAGCGGGTTTCGTTGAAATGGAATATGGGTGAGTATTTAAAACAGATGGTTTTAGAGTGTGGCATTGAAAACCAAATTGTTAACCAGTCATGCAATATTATGCCAATGGATAGCTCAAAGTGCCTTGAGCTACAATTTATAGACTTCTATGCAGGTTTAGTCTGGTCGGCATATGAATTTAAAGACATGACTGCAAGAAAATTCATGGCAGAAAACCGAAATACCAACCATAAGCTTTTCTTTCCAAAAGAAGACAAAGTGGATAACATTGTTGATGAAGCTGTCTAAACCACCAGAAGATGGTTTTTTATTGCGCCAAAAAGCACCGTGAGGCACCTGTATCATACAGGTGCCTCATGAAAAGAAAGCCCCGAAGGGCTTTTTTGTTAGAAGACTACCAACCACCAGAAATTCGCAAAGCACCAGCTAGCATTCCCGATTCCATCAATGGATGAAACCAACGGTCGCTATAATGTTGATTGCCTGTTGTGTAGCTTATGGTTTTTAAATCATCACTAATGATTTTTCTATTAAGTGGCCCTCTTAAATCCATTGCCCGAGTAAGTTTTAGAACTGCAATATTAGTTTTAAAAGCATATTCAGCTAAGTAGTGTCCTTGCTCGTTGTTAAGCATATGTACTGCTCGATAGATTCGACTGGTAGCAAAGTTTTGGGAAATAATTGCATCAATTAGGTTCTTGAGCAGCTTAAATTGATCTTCATCAAATAAAGAACCTTGTTTTTCAGCCTTGCTGTACATAGCAATTAAGTGGTGAACATACTCCACAGCCACAGGTATTACATCGTATGGAATTTCATCAATATGCTGAACATTGAAACGCTGATGAACTAATTTATAAGCATCGCTGTAATTCAAATGCTTAGTTTTAGCTACAAGAAGATTTACAGCATTGGTTAGGGGTTCACGTTCTGATTTATGAGTTTTAGCAACTGGTGCGCCAATTTCTTTATCAAGAACATCAAGCACCCATTTGCGAAACTGCTTTGCTACAGAAGTACGTGCAAAGAAGGTAATTAAATGGCACCCCCGCGGATTAAAGATACGAGTTTCTTTAAGTGAGTTTCCATTACCAAATCCCTTGACACTCAATTTGAGTGTCAAGGTCATCTCGCTATTGAATTCATCTTTATTACGTTCATAGATTTGAGTTACTGCATCAGATTTGGCGTAACCAAGAGCCTTTGCAAGTTCACTTGCAGTTAACCAAATTTGGTTGTTGTGTTGAACAGGCGAAAAGTTCACATCATTAAAGCTTAGTGCTAAACTAGACATATCAATTACCTTAAAGTGGTTGATAACTCGCCCCGTCATCCGCCAAGATCATCGGGGTGTTTTATTGTGACATCATCATTGATATCACTTGACTATAATCTATAGTGATATTACTCTTGATGTCAAGCATTGAGGAAAAAATTATGTCGCAATCAGAATTGATCAGATTCCCTGCAAGGCTTCTGCCAAAAGTACATGAAGACCTAGTTGCATATTCCGAGCAACAAGGTGAATCTATAAATACATGTATTAATGAATTGCTTAAGTTCGGTCTATATTATGCTTTGAAGGGGAACAAAGAATCTCTTGACGAGTTCATGCCTGACCAAGAAAGCAATTTATTGAAAATAATTCAAATTATAGATAAGTATTTGCTTGAAGTTGCAGTGGATGAATATGCGGCTAATAATAGCGAAGTATACCTAGAGTTCATTGGAAATCAGTTCAAAAACCTTAAAGATACAGAGCGCAAGATATTATCCGATGTTGCTTATGCTTTAGCTAATAAGAAGTGACAACCTAATAGCAGTCTCTATGAGTTTCTGTTGCGTGTAATTTAAGCTCTTGTTAAATTACCCTCAAATATGAGGGTGTTTTTATGAGAAAGATTATTTTATTAGGTTTGGTGGTTTTACTAGGTGGGTGCAAAGAAGCTAATACTGGGGTTGATAAAAAAGTATTCAATTCAACTTATGATAAGTGTGTTGATTATCTAACCAACTCATTAAAAAGCCCATCCAGCCTAAAGATTGGAGAGGCAAATATCTCTACAGTTATTCCGCCAGCTGAGGATATTACTAATGTATTTGGTGATCTAATTACTAAAGATGGAATAGTAAAAGACAGTATCAAGGAAGAGAAAGCTAGGTTCCGAGAATTAACAGTTGATATTGATTATGAGGCCCACAACTCATATGGAGCGTCAATAAGAGGATATTATCAATGTAGCTTTATTTATCGATTGAATAAAGATGAGGCAAGCCCTGAGCCATTGAATACTTATCTATACAAGTTGAAAAGTGATGGTGAAGATATTGGGTTGTCTGCACATATTCCTCTTGCTGAGTTTCAAGGTTCAAACTTTTATTTAAATAAAGCTATTAAAAGAGTTGTTGGTGTCAAAGATAGTCCATTCAATGAAATTGACAACAAGCGCTATAAAGAAATTGAAACAATCTATAGAAATCAAAAGCACGAAAGAGAAGCTGAGAAGTTGCGTGAAAGTTGGGATGAATCTATGCCTAGTGTAGAGGTGGCAGCAGCAGCTGCCGCGGCTGATATTGCAGCCGTAGCTGATGAATCTGATAGATAGTTAAGTTTAGTTACTAACCCACTCATTGAGTGGGTTTTTTATTGCCTAGAGGAAAGTAAAGATGGCACAAGAATCACGTCTCGTCATTGTAATTGATGCTAAAAATGCAGAGCGAAATGCACGCAATCTAGGCAATGAGCTGGATAGCATTGAGCGTAAAGGCGACTTTGCCACTAAATCAATGGATGCGTTATCTGTTGCTACTCGTGCACTAGCTGGGTATATGGCTGGGCTAGTTACAGTAAGTTCTGCCATTTCAAAGATGGATACATATACTGGATTACAAAATCGCCTTAAGTTAGTCACTAACAATCAAGTTGAACTAAATAAAGCAACGGAAGACACTTTCCGAATTGCTCAAAAAACCTATTCAGCTTGGGATTCTGTTTTACAGGTGTACCAACGTTTTAGTGACAATGCTAAAACACTGAATTTAACCATGGATGACACTGCACGTTTGACTGAAACAGTGTCAAAAGCAGTGGCTATTAGTGGAGCAAGCGCAGAAGCGGCGGATGCAGCTTTAGTCCAATTTGGGCAGGCTTTAGCAAGCGGCACATTACGTGGTGAAGAACTTAACTCCGTTATGGAGCAAACGCCAGCACTAGCAAAGGCTATTGCTAAAGGTATGGGTATTACTGTAGGTGAATTACGTTCAGTAGCAGCTGAAGGAAAAATTACTTCACAGGAAATCGTGAAAGCACTTAGAAATGTCCAAGATGAAGTTGATACTCTTTTTGCTAAAACTGACATTACAATTGGTCAATCATTAACTTTACTTAATAATGAAATTACTAAATTTGTAGGAGAGGCTGGTAAAGGAAGCGGGGCAGCACAGGCTTTATCAGGATCGATTCAGTTATTAGCAAATAATTTGAATTTAATTGCTGATGGGGCTTTAGTAGTTGGTATTGGATATATCACTCGTGCAATTTTGATGAAGAGCGCTGCTATTAAAGAGGGAATG